GCATATCTTCCAGCATGATCTTACGTTCTTCAGCATCAATCACCCCGTCACCATTGAGGTCATACATCTTTTCTTGGTCTGTCATTATGTTCCCTTCTTGTCGCTTGGTATTGGTACACAGGCCATACCCCTTGGGTCTTCTGCGTCTGCCATTATGACCATTGCGTCTTCAAAACAATCCTGTGGGTTAGTGTATTCTTTACGTTCAACAATCTGTAATATACCGGGTTGAATAGCTAGGGTGATGATTCCATATACAAGCCACACCCTACTTCCCCTTCACACTTATGAGCCAATATAGGAAGTAACCGCATATGCCAACAGCAGAAAGGGCGGCCAAGGTAACAGCGATACCAATACTCCAGTCTTTAATTTGTCTAGCTCTACGGGCTTTCTTATCGGCAATTCGCTTTCGTTCATTTTCTTTCAGTTGTTTCCTATTGGCTATAAATTTACAGTAATCATCCCAAAGACCTGCACGGCCATTGTAGATAAACATTTGTTTGATTTCAGCTTCTCTCTGGCGTATCTTTTCGAGTTCAAAGAAGCATTCCATGTCACCATCTTTCGCTTTCTTTTCTAGCTCTTCTTTAGCGTCAGCGAGTTTGGTGAGTTGTGGCCCCATTTCACCGACACTTTGTACGTGACCGGCGAATTCCTTGATAGCCCCGATAGCTTCGTTGGCTATCTTGATGGCGGCTATGGCCTCAAAGATCATCTGGGCGATCCTTGCCCATCATTTTTTGTACCGTTTTAGTTTCGTATATTCTTATTACTGTCCACACTATAGTTAATAAAGCCGCCACAGGTGGTAACATATTTCCTAGCGTACCTACTACAGTAACAATACTCACTGCGTCCATTACTTGTTTAGTTCCTTCTGTGGCGACTTGCATTGGCATAACTATTCTTCCGTTATCTCTTCTTCTGCGGCTTCTTCTTCGTTAGTAATAGAAGCAACCAGCATATTAGTGAAAGCGGACAGAGCAACCTCAGTCTCAGTAAACTGGAAACGCAGGTTTGCTTGCTTGCCGCGAAGCTGTTCAATGTGAGCTAACAGATTGCGTTGCTCATCAGTTAAGTCCTCAACACTGTATTCTGTGTCGTTAATTGTTACTGTAGTATCAGTCATTTAGTTTTCCTTTATACAGATCCACTACCTGAGTAGGATCCACCATGATGTTACGGGGATCGAGCGAATTAAATTTTGATTCAATCCAAACATCTTTCATGTGAAAATTAATATTTGTATTTTCACTATAACCAAGTTGGTTAAACCGGGTACTGCCCCACAAGACCACACCATTTGTCCTTGCGGATTGAGACATATGCTGTAAGCTAGAATCGATTCCGATAAAACCTTCAGCATTTTTAAGTAATTCGTGCCACACGCCAAAATTTGTCATAAATGTTTTGTGTGCGTTTTGGTACTGTGGCTCATTGGGCAATCCAAAGAATAATATTTGCCTATCTGGATTGTCTTCTTTCAATATATTAACAACTTGCTGTGCCATCCAATACGGATAATTTCTACCGGGATCACCGCTTTGATATGGCGTTTTTAGACTTTCGTCCATTGGCGGTTGCCCACCAGTAAACTGCACTATCATGTAGTTGTCAAAAATTTCTTGCTCTTTCTTTACCTTATCATGCTCTTCGATTAGGTATTCAGTGTAAACTTTAGGCCGCATTTTCTTGTTGTACTTAACGCCTAACAATTTACAATACGTTTCAATTAAGTGCTCATTACCTTTTAGGTAATTTGATTTATATGGCTCGCAATACTTTATGTCACCCGCAGAGGTAATTCGTTCGTCTCCATACGCTATTTGATTAGCTGGAAAGACCCACTTAACATTCGGATTGTTTGCAAACACTTCTGGGTAGGGTGTATACACTTGTATTTGCTCACCGTCTTTTTTTACAAGCGCATCGATGATTGCGCTAAAGGCAACGGCTTTACCGATGCCACCTTCAACAATGTAAGTATTCATGTAGTTTATTCCTTATGTAGCTAACTTATTATTATACCACATAATTTTGTTATTGAAAACTGTTTTAGCCCGTATAAGTTCCGTTCGCAGTGAAAGTAAGTATTTTGAAAGCGCCACTTGTAGCGACGGTGGGCGATCCCGTTGTGGTGCCACTATAATTTGCGGTAGGTACTTTAAGTATTACGGCTCCGTCACCTCCTGCGCCCGCTTGCGCTTGCGACCCGCATCCACCTCCGCCGCCGCCTAATGCGTCAGTTCCGTCAGTTCCGTTTCCAGTTCTACTTACTCCGCCGCCACCTCCGCCGCCAGAACCGCCTGCGCCTCCTGATGTACGACCACTGCCGCCGCCGCCGCCGCCGTATACAGTAGATGTGCCAGTTATGTCAGAAGTTAATCCTGCGCCTCCTGCACCGCCGAAGTCCGATATTGCGGTACTACCGTCGCTATCTCCTGCACCGCCACCCGCGCCTCTATACGCACCATCGCCACCCGCGCCTATATTATTTGCACTGCTAGCACTGCCGCCGTACCCAGCACCGGGACTTGAGTGAAAACCGCCGCCGCCGCCGCCGATCCCTGCATTATCGCTAATGTCATTTTGATAGCCTTGACCACCACCACCCCCGCCGATGACGGTTTGGGTTGTGATATCTGACCCCGAAATTAAGGATGATGTGCCATCGTTGCCCGGAGTCGCAACTCCAGATGCTGGGGCCGCCCCTCCTGCACCAACGGTTATTGTATATACTGTTCCGGGGGATAGAGTTACGGCACTAATGTCTTTTTTGCCGCCCCCTGCACCGCCTCCGCCTGCTTCATCTCTATCTGATGGATAGCCATTGTCATTATCTCCACCTTGTCCACCAGAGCCGCCCCCTCCCACCAACAAGAGTCGGATATCATAAGGACTAGCAAGGGCTAAGGATGATGAAACAATTCCAATATCAAGCATTATGAAGCCTCAAGATCACCAACAAGAACCCAAGTATCTGTTGCTAGTTTTATAACACTAGCCGCTGACCACTGCGCTCTGAGTTTTAGTGTTTGTGATGAGTTGACTGTCACCCCCGTACCTGCGGCTACAGTAACTTGCCCTGCTCCCTTGGCAAGCAAATCAATCTTAGTCCCTGTGGGGTATGCTACAGATGAGTTTGGAGGGATTGTTACGGTAACAGCAGAGGCATTGTCTAGTGTGACTAATTTGGAGCGATCTGCTAAGACTGTGGTGTAGGTTGTGCCTGTCTGAGCGTTTATTGAAATGTTTGAAGCAATTGAACCAGTAACGTCTACGCCTGTGGAGGTTGTTTCTAGTTTCTTAGCGTTATCGTAGTAGAGGTCAACAGAGCCGTTAGCAGTGGCAAGAATCATTAGTTCTGTATTATTGCCATTGTAAAGTTGAAAAGCATCAGTAAGAATTTGCAAGGTGGATGTAGATTTTATGTAGTTATTACCAGAGACATGATAAAGCTGTAAATCGTCACTATCGCCGATAAGTAATTGCCCTTTGGATGTTGCAAAGTCCCAGTCTGGGAGATTGATATCACCTAATACAGTCATATCACAAAGAACTAAAGCGCCTCCTGTAGCAGAAACACAGAAGCCAGCACCCGGTACACGTAAACAGGTGACACTAGCATTACCAAGGGTGATTTCATTACAAGCTGTGGCACTACTTGCGAACGCCGCATAACCAATAGCTGTATTGTTACAGCCTGTCGTTACGTTATAACCAGCACAATCACCAACGTAACTATTATAACAACCTGTTGTTACACTTGCGCCGGAGAATTGTCCAATTCCTGTATTGTTACAACCAGATGCGTTGACAGCATACCCACTTCCCGATCCAAAGTAAGTGTTATTACAGCCCGTTATGTATTTGCCTGCTTGGTAGCCAACTGCTGTATTGTTGCAGGATGTTAGTAATCCGCAGTTTAAAGTGTCGTAGCCAACTGCTGTATTTTTCGTGTTAGCACCGGTATGGCAAAACCCTGAGCAACTGCCAATATATGTGTTATAGTCACCGCATACGCCGTTCTTACCCGAAGAGTATCCCATAAATACATTTTGACTACCGGTGCCGCCGTTGTTAGAATATGCACCTATCATGACGTTTGCGTTGCCAGTCTGTGCGACACCGGCATAGTCGCCAACGATCACTCCACAATTGCCGGTATAACCCATGGTGCCATCGCCTACGGCTACTCCATTCTTAGACCCATCATGTTCAAATACACTAGCAATCATTACGCAATAAGAATTAGTCCAATCGCCTATGCGTATACTTCCGATAGCACTTGTTGGCATAAAAGAGTCTAGCATACTACCGATTATAATGTCATTATTTCCTGTTGTTATATTACAACCAGCTAACCGCCCCATAAGGGTGTTAAGACATCCTGTTGTAACACTATCACCAGCACCATAGCCGATGAAGGTATTCCGTGTACCCGAGGTAAGGCTATTTCCAACCAGATGCCCCAACATTGTATTGCAAGATCCACAGGTTAGGGCAAGAGCAGAACAACTACCAATTAACGTGTTCCCGTGAGCTTGACCAGCCACTGTCGAATGAATAACTTTAGCTGTGTCGTTGCCAATGACTACGTTATGACCTTGTGGTGTATTAGTTGGTGACGCTGTGGAGTAATGCCCGATGAAAATATTGTGCTGACCAGAACTCCCGGATCCAGCCGCTAATGCTTTCGTACCAATAGCAATTTGATCTGGGCAGATTGCGCCAGCCTTGTGGGCGCATAGACCAATTGCAATGACATTATTAGCCATGGGGCCGACTCCAGCACAACCACCAATTGCAATTAGATTATTATTGTAGTAATTATTTGCGCCAGCAAAATAGCCTATCTGAACTGAACACTGGCCGCCAGCCCAATTATCATACCCAGCACAGTACCCAATTGAAACAGATCCGGGTTGACCTATGCAATTTCCTGCATAAGCGCCTATAGCTACACTACCGGTATTAGATGATAAACCGCCGTTCAACTCCCCGGCACAATGACCTATAGCTACTGAACAATCTTGAGCGTTTGTGCCAGTCCCTATAAGAACTTTACCCCCGGTTGGCGCAGTCGTAATTCTCGTTCCGCATACTGTAATGCCATCACTGTTAACAATGAGTCGTTCAGCCGCCGCCGCTCCTGCGGCCATAGTGCTAAATCTGAGATCAAAGTCTTCTGAGGTAGCCGTTACATCTGTAGAGACAGATTCAATAAGTGCGCCAGTTTCTACATTGCTTGCCGATGTTTCAGTATTCAGCGCAATACCAGTTCCTACGCCAACCGCTGGAGTTCCAGATGTTGTACGTTCTAGTGTAAGCAGATTTATAACTGAGTTTGTTGAGGCATCATCGCAAGTAATACAATTGATGTCAGAGGTAAGAGCAAGTGTTCCAGCCGCAAGAGGTAAACATAGTGCAATGTTGGCGGATTGCGAGGGGTTTTCCATAAGGCATGTTTTATAGAGATAATTGCTACTTAAATCTATTCGACCGGGAATTTCCACACCGCTTGCTGTAGTAAACAGTTTAATAACACTGTTGTAGTCTAAAGCAATGCCATTGCCTAATTCTTCGATTAGTATAGTTTGGTTAGCTTTTCCAATATACAGTCCGCTAGATCCACCATATATCTGCAAAGACCCCGGAGCATTACAAGCATGTATGAAAGCATTTACTCCGTTAGAATAAATGTCTAAATCATTACCTGCTCCAAAACGTAATGTGTCATCTGTTCCGCGTGTTGCACTGTCTCCAAAGGCAATGTTATTACCGTTGGTATCTAAAGAACCGCCTAGTTGTGGAGTAGTGTCATTCAGAAGATCACTGCTAATTCCAGTAAGGCCAGAACCGTCTCCTGTGGGGGAAAGAACATCAGTACCAATTGCAACGCCTAGATTAGTACGTGCTGTCGCCGCATCATTTAGATCTGATAAATCATTAGCGACTAGTAATGCGCCCGAAAGAGAGGCGTATGCCGCAACCCAAGCAGACCCGGTGTACACTTTCATGACACCGTTAGTGCTGTCAAAGTATAAAGCACCGCCGACTAATGCGTTACCATCATTATCTACAGATGGGTCTGAGGTTTTTGATCCTAAGTATCTATCATCAAAACTATCAAATGCGGCAAGCGTAGAATCTCTAGCAGACTCTGCGGCAGTTTTAGCCGCCTGCGCTTTTGCGTTATAGTGCAATGCTGAATAGCCTGTCGTTACAGAATCGGAAAGAGTAAACTGAGTATCTTCTGCAGTAATTGCTAACTTGCAAGCGTCAGTTGCATTAGCGCAAGCGTTAGTAATTGCAGTCATGTTTGTAGCGGCACAAGTTACATCTGCCGCGCAAGTAGCTACACAAGTTACATTTGCAGAGATACCTGCAACAGCAGTAGTGTCAGAACTAATCCCTGCAACAGTCGTAACATTTCCACTAATAGTAGCAACACCCGTAACATCAGACGAAATGCCCGCAACTGTTGAAACATTCCCAGAGATTCCTGCTACAGTGCCGATGTCTGTGCCGTCAGCGGCTACTGTAACTACGTCAGCACTAATACCCGCAACACAGGTAACATTAGCCGAAATGCCTGCAACAGTAGTGACATTCGCGCTGTTTCCACTTACGGTAGTTACATTGCCTGATATCCCTGCAACAGTTTGTATTGCGTTAGTTGCAGAAGTACCGTCTTCGATATCAGCAAGAGTTTGAATATCAGAGGAAATTCCTGATACTACGCCAATATCAACCCCGTCTGCCGCCACAGTCGTTACATCAGATGATATACCAGCTACAGATGTAACACCGCTTGATATACCCGCAACCGTAGTGACATTAGACGAAATTCCTGCAACAGTAGTCACATCAGAATTGATACCTGCTACGGTGTTAACATTAGCAATGTTAGTTGCCGCAGTATTAACATTAGCGATTGAAGTAGCGACAGTGTTAACATCGGTGATATCGTTTCCGACAGTGTTGACGTTAGCAATATTGTTCGCAACCGTATCAATTTCAGATACAACTTCGTTCAAGTCATTCGCCGCAGTAATAACATCTGCAATGTTGTTTGCTACGGTGTTAATGTCCGCAATGTTGGTAGCAACAGTAGTGATGTTGGCATTGTTAGTGGCCGCTGTAGTTACATCACTTGAGATCCCTGCAACCGTCGTTACGTTGCCTGAGATACCAGCTACGGTAGTAACATTAGATGAAACGCCAGAAACAGTAGTAACGTCTGAGCTAATACCAGCGACTGTACCAATATCAGTGCCATCAGCGGCCACAGTAGTAACATCTGAACTAATCCCCGCGACAGTTTGAATTGCGTTAGTAGCAGATGTTCCATCTTCAATGTCGGCAAGTGTTTGAATGTCTAAAGAAATACCTGCAACGGTTCCAATATCTGTGCCGTCACTAGCCACCGTAGTTACATCGGCGCTAATGCCAGCTACGGTAGTAACATTACCACTAATTCCACCGACAGTATTTACGTTGCTGATGTTTGTCGCAACTGTATCAACATTTGAAATACTTGCGGCAACAGTTTCAATTTCAGAAACAACCTCTTGCAAATCATCTGCTACTGTTTGAACTTCCGTAAGTTTATCTTGTACATCTTGAATATCTCCAGAAATTCCTGCTACCGCAGTTACGTCAGAAGATATACCTGCAACGGTAGTAACATCAGAACTAACACCAGCTACTGTTGTTACATTGGCGGATATGCCAGCTACAGTGCTGACGTTTGTAGTGTTTCCAGCAACGCAAGTTACATCCGATGTAATCCCGCCTACGGAAGTTACATTTGAAGAAATTCCAGCTACTGTGTTTACATCGGCAATATTAGTAGCTACGGTTCCAATATCTGTGCCGTCTGAAGCAACTGTAGTGATATCAGAAGATATCCCGGCTACAGTATTAATGTTAGTTTGCTCAGATGAAGATGGGGATGTATACGACCAAGCGGATGTTCCTGTGTCGTATACTTTCATTCTATTGTTTGTTGTGTCGAAATATAATGCTCCGTCTAACAAAGCATCGCCATCGTTATCTAATGACGGGTCTGTTGCTTTAGCGCCTAAATATCTATCATCAAATGAGTCAAAGCTTGCCGCCGCGTTTGTCGCGGAATTAGCGGCATTAGTTTCGGATGTGGCCGCGCATGTAGCTGAAGCCGCCGCGCATGTAGCACTATCAGCCGCCGCAGTTGAGCTACCTAAAATTCCATCAACATAAGTTTTTGTAGTTAGATCTGCACTATCTGTTGGCGTGTAGGTAGTAGTAATTTTACTAGAACCCATGTCAATAGCGCCGCTCATGGTGCCACCGGCAAGGTTAAGTTTTAGAGCATCACCTGCATCAACGTAAGATTTATTAGTTGCATCGCCGTTTGCAGTTGCCAGTCCCAAGCCAGTGATTTTACAATTACCCATGGCAATAGCACCAGTCATGGTTCCGCCAGCTAATGGCAACTTAGTTGCAATACTATTAGTAACATTTGTAGAGAAACTTGCATCGTCGCCTAATGCCGCCGCTAATTCGTTTAGGGTGTTGAGAGCACCCGGCGCTGAGTCTACAAGGTTAGTTATTTGTGTATCAACATAATTTTTTGTAGCCGCGTCTTGCGCAGAAATTGGATCCGTTACATTTGTAATTTTAGTGCTAGTAACATCCAGCGTTCCGTTAATTGTGACATTGTTAAATGTAGAACTGCCACTTGATGCAGTCACATTTCCAGTCAAAGTAGCATTAAGTGCTCCTGCAACGCAGACGTTACAAAAATTAGATGTGCCTGAAGCGGCTGTTACATTTCCAGTGACAGCGCCTGTTATGGGTCCGAAGAATCCTGTAGTAGCACAAACAGTCGTTCCCTTAACACTTGAAGCAGAAGAAGCGCCAATGGCAGTTCCATCAATATTACCAGCATTAATGTCTACACTTGCTAATGTAGCTTGTCCTGTCGTAGTTATAGTAGTAAATACACCAGACGTTGCAGATGTTGCACCGATAGTTGTGCCGTCAATAGCGCCGCCGTTAATATCAACAGTAGTTAATGTAGATGTGCCTGTTGCATTTAGCGTTGTAATGTTAGCGGTATCTGCTGACAAAGAATCAATGTTTGCTGTGCCGTCGATATAAATATTTTTAAATTCAAGTAATGAAGTACCCAGATCAATATCATCATCTGTAACAGGAACAATAGCACCGTCTTGGAATCGTACTTGTTCTACTGCGGCGGAAGATACCTCAACAAAAACACCCACTCGATTATTGGATGTGTCTACAACAACTTTATTCTTAGCATCCGCGTCAGCAAGTACAGGAACGTAGCCTCCTTCTGCCGCTGATCCATCATGCTTGTGTCCAGTAAGTGCCGCAAAGGCATCGCGGATTGCGTTGTATTCGGCGTTAATAGGTGCAGATTTTACAATCTCGCCTGTAACGATATCCGCAACGGATTGTCGAGTATAGCCTGCCATTTATCTTCTGTCTCCAAGACCAAATAACAACACAAAACCTTGAATCGAATGACTTGCGTTAGTGTCGTTAGTTACAAATTTAAGTGCAATTGATGTTCCCGATCCGGAAAAATTTGTTTTGGATACGGGGGATGCATTACCATCAAACACAGCAGTTGAATCGTATTCCGCTTCGTTGAAAAGAGCGGCTGTTGCTTCCGACGCTAAACTGTAGTTTGTGGGGTTTGATACAAATATATCGTTGTAATCATATACAATACCCAAAACAATGTTTGTTGTTCCTTCTGTTCTAAGGTATGTAGATAACTTTATAAAATTTTTTCTTAGCTCCGGATCACCCATATGGTAAAAAGGTGTTTGAAAGAGAGAAAATATTTCAACACTATCGAAACTTGTTCCAGTTTCTTGCTTGTGGACTTTCCCGTCAGAGTCTCCATGAATGACTATTTCACTCAATCCTATATATCCAGAGTCCGCGCAAGTGGCAGATATTCCTAAAAGTTGTCCAAACTCAAAAACAATGCCGCCAGCCTGTTGTTCGCGTAACGCACCAATAACGCCTTCAGATTCCGCCTCGCCAAAGAATATTCTAAATTGTGATTTTTGGCGGATAACTACAGAACACAGAGTGCTCAAATCGTTATTGTTAGAAATAAAATTAAAAATTGATTGTACGTTTTTGGAAACAGTCTCAAGGTTTACGTCGCCAATTTTATCTGTACCAGATACTGGACGCATACCGTCCGGACCAAGAAATAAAAGATCGCCGCCAAGCTCGATAACTGAATCCGCAGATAGGCACCCTAGATCGTTAGTAACTGGCAAAACAGTAAAATCGGTATTGTTATTACCTACAATTTTTTTAATATTATTTTTTCCGAACACGTATAACTCGTCTCGGAAAGCTTTAATCTGGATAATTTCAAAACCAACATTTACAGATCCGGCACCAAGGCCGGGGTCAAAATCCGTATCGCTCAAAGGAGAGCTATGGTATACTTCATTGGGGTTGGCAGATGAACCCGCCAAAAACATATGCCCTTTAAAGTCTGTTGCGTATTTAGGATCTACTGGAGCATTAGCGTCTGTTATTTGAGTGTAAGTCGTTCCGTCATAAATAGCCGCTGGATTGACTCCATCAGTCAACAATACTTTTTGATTATACCAATTGTACTTTAAAAAACGGACACGTGTAACCCCACTCGTTGTGGGTGATCCGGAAAGAGTAACGGCTACCCAAGCGGAGCTAGTGTTATCCCAATAGTAAAGATAATTAGTTCCAGACGAGGGAGCGCGACACGCAAGTATTCCGTCGTTAATATCTCCAATAACACAAACACCAAGTACGGGTCCGGTTCCCGGTAAATTTGCATAGGAGTTAGTGTACCCGCTAATTCTACGATATCCGCCAGTAACAGATGGTTCGTAATTAATTAGTCGCGTAGCAGATCCCGGAAGTAACTCACTATGAGATAGCAAATTTTTGTTTGTGTGTAGTCCGCCTTCACAAGAAACACTAAAAATCTGTAGATCATCCGCCATCTACAACTACCCTGAGTGCGTAGGAATTAAAAGTAGATCTTGGTTTGTAGGTAGAGCGAACAAATAATTTATCGTCAACCAATAACCTTCTCATCATTTTAATCCCCTCATCAAAATCATTTTGATGAATTTGCGCACTTTGTTCGTTAGAGCGAAAACGCATCATGTACATCATAGCACCATCAATTATGACATGATTAAACCTATCGGGAATTACTGCTGTATCTGTGTACAAATTCAAGCTTGTAGGAAACGTCCAGTATTTATACTCAACAACGTATGCATCATTTGGACTTGGTGTTACGCCAAACTTTTCTTCTTGCGTTTGGTATACCCTGAAAGGAATTGCAATCCCAGATCCTTCATCACCAGTCTCGTCGTCAGGTCTGTATCTAAATAAATATTCAGTGTACGGAATCACACTCAACTTCTGCGGTTGATTACTCTTGCTAGCTAACTGTTTAATGTAAAAAGAATCCCAGTCAACAGAAGACATATCCGCAGGAAAATCGTATTCGCGGGTTCCAGCAGTTAGCGTTTGGGAATAAGTAGTTAATGTAAAAGGCCACTCTTGCGCAGATTGAATAATTTTTCTAATAGAGGAGTTGATAGCATCTTTTGCTAACGCTTGAATATTACGCACAGCCGGGAAGTCGTTCTGGTCAATTACAACTTCGTTGAGCCTGCGTAACAACTCATTTGTTAAATCAATATAAGTAGCCATTTACATTAAATACCTTTATATATACGTCAGGGGGCCGAAGCCCCCATCCGCATTGTTATTTATGCAAGTTGATCACGAACAACTTCGTCAGCACCGTTTGTTGCTTCATTAACGTCAACAACGATTGCCCATACACGAGCAGTCACTGTAGCCGCAGGAGAAGCACCTGCAGTACCAGTTACGTCGATTGTGTCAGTAGACGCTACGATACCCTGAGTTTGAGTACCAAAAGCGAAGTCTCCAGCGGAACCACTATCGACAGCAGTAGCCGCCATGAAAGTAGTAGTGCCATCAGCGACTGTGACATCGTAATCAGCAGAGTCCATAGCGTCGATTAACTCAACGCCAGCCGCTAGAACGAGAGTTCCCGCTCCAACAGATGGACCCGTTACTGTGCCAGTTGTAGTTGGAAGCTCAACTTCCTTCTCAACCATGATTGCTTTTGAAAGCAAAGATGTAGATTTAGCCATTGTTAGATCCCCCTATTAATAGCCAGTTTGGTAACGAAGAGTTACGATACCTTCTGGACGAAGAATCTTACGACCATACAGGTGCATACCACGAACGATATCAGCGAAGCTGTCTGGATCACGGTAAGTTTCAGTCTTGTTGATCTGCTGAGCAGTAGCAACCGCTGAATCATGACCTGCTGTGATTACACCATAGTTAGTGCCTTGTGCAGTTGCAGAAGCAACGGCAGGACCAGTACCAACAGAAGGCAGGTTATTAGAAATATAAACACGGAAACCGTGCAAGTTATTAATAACAAGACCATTCTGGAGGCCAGAACCACCAAAGTCTGAATTGAACAGACGAGAATCTTCGTCTTTCAAAGTTTCAGCAAACACAGGGTCAACAACCAACCAACGTCCGTTTGTGTCAACAAACTGTTGATCAAGCAGACGGCTCATACGAGCAATCGCTTGTAGCGGAGACACCGTTCCTGATGGGAATGATGTAGCACCCGGCAAACGTGGGACGATTGGAATAGCGTCGCCAGAAGTACCAGAAGAAACAAAAGTCGTCTCGTCTAACTTCATTGCGGAAAGAAGTTCATCCGAACCTGCTGATGTAACAGCTTTAGTTCCGTTTACAGTTGTGTTGACTGTGTCGCCAGCACCGTGAAGTGCAGACTGAGCATAGCCAGACAAGTATGCAAGAACTTCTTGGTCATACTGATCACGAAGGCGGTAAGCCGCACGGTCAGTAGCCATCTGCATAAAGTTCACGTGTGAGTGAGCTTCTTCGATGTCGTCAATCTTAAATGCGAAATAGTTCGCTTTGTCGATTGTAAGTGAGAAATCCTCATCATCCAGATCATCCGCAGTGATTTGAGAACCACGTGAGTATGCCTTGACTGAGATTTCAGGCTCTTTGATAATCTTCACTGAGTCGCCCATTTGAGCGATTTCACCGAAGTAATCATTGTTAGTAATATCTTCTACAGTAGAAGACTTACGGAAAGCAAGTTGTACCTGCTTTGAATAGATAATCGGGCTAAAGTTACCATTGGGTAGGTTGCCGTAGCCCGCCGCTTTTGCAAATGCCATGATGACACTCCTTATATTATAAGCATAGGGTTAAGGTTATGTGTAACTTCGGCAGAGGCCATCTAGCATCAGGGTGGCTTTCTCACCGGCCAAAGTGAGTAGCGGCCTGCGTAGTTTGGGTGTTCTGAGAAGGCATAATAAGAATCCCTGCTAATTTAACAACTGGCCTGAAGTTAAACTAACAGTTCATCTTAATATTAAATAGTCGTGGGTATCCTTACGGGGCCACTACGTCCTGCATATAGTTATATCTACAGAATACTAATTGTCAAGTAATTTATCGTGCAGATCCAGAAAGATCGTAGATAAACTTACCTGTACGAATTGCTTCGGCAATTTCGTCTGCCATTTTTTCATATTGCTGTGCAGTCATGCGAGCAACATCAGATTCTTTAAAGTAACTGTTAGACTCGTCTGCTTCAGGGGAAGATCTTTCAGATCGAGTTCCAATAGCTTTTGCCGCATCGCGGTCAGAAGAAGATCTTTTCTTTCCACTAATGCCCATATCCGCCTTATACAAATCGATAGCGCGAGATGCAGAGACAGCGTCATTATCGTTATCGTAAAGTGCATCCTGCACCCACTTAGGTTGTTCTTCCACCCAGTTATGGAAATCGTCCGTATCGCGGATCTGTTCAAAGTCGGGGTGTAAACGCATGAGTTCAGCTTCAGCTTTTTCTCGCCGCGCTTCTAACTTCATTTCGTCGATTTCTTTAAATTTATTTTCATATTCAGACGCAGTTTCATTTGCTTTTTTCATTGCAATAGTTTCAACAATCTTAGCAACATCTGGATACCTTTCCATCCAAGCTGTCAGTTCATCCTCAGACTTTGGATACTTGATTTCTTTTTTAGTAGACGCATCAAGTTGCGCTTTTAACTGGTCGATTTGTTCTTGTAATTTTTCCTCAGTCTTCTGCGCGTGTCGGCGCAAATCGCCGTACCTTTTCTTAAAGGTTTTCTCTTCCGCTTTCTTAGGCTCTGGACCTTCATCAACTTGTTCATTATCTTCAGTAGCTTCTTCTTTTACTTTCATTAATTCAGCAAGTTCAGCTTCTTCATCTTCAATGCGCTTTTTATTCGCATTCCTCTTAGCAAAGCCAGATGCGACTTTTACTTGTTCGACTTTCTTAGTCATTTCAGTTGTTGTTGTAGACATTAGTTTTTCCTTTGTCTGGGGCTAACGGTTGCCGAAGGGCGTTAGGTAGCCAGTTAAATGAAGTATTTAAACTTCGTGCGTTCCTAATTTCATTGCATGGTTATGCTCCAATGGAGTAGAACTATACACATGAAAAGGTATTACAGTAAGACTACTGTCTTCTGTCTCAAAATGATGAGGTTCCATTTTATCTAAAATAATAACATCGCCTTCTTCCAGCAAATGCTTTTCATCTCCCTTCATTCCAATAATGCTCCAGCCTTGTCCTTCGTATACGTAAACAACTCTAGCAGTAGAATGAATGTGATGCTTTTGTTCAGACGCATGTGGGGGAATAGTTAATTTTTGTAATGTCGGGTCGCCGGGACGAATTGGGTGAATAAGCTGGTCAGTGCTACATCCATTAATGTAAGGCAAGTTTGTGTCACTGCCGTTAATAGCAGAAGAGCGATACGGACAATTATATCCACGTAAAACTACACACATAGAGTTTGTTTCAATAGATCTTTTCCCCGGCGCAACAAAAACTTTTTTGTCACTAACTGCCCAAGCAGTATCCCCGCGAGCAACATCTACTTTATGATTTCCGACATAAATAGTGTGCGCGTACAAACCAGAACCTTTAATAATTTCTGTTTCGCCTTTCTTAAATAACCTCATATTCTTCCTGTCTAAATTTATAAATTTTCAAATCACTAGTGATTCTACTCAAGTCTTTTGCAAAACTATCACTAACAGTATTGCACAACGACGGCACTTTTATTTTTGATTTAAGATACCACAAATCTTTTGCAAAATCAAATATATATTGTTTTGCTGGCATTTTATATGTCTGCGGCTTTGTGAAGTCTGGAAACTTTTCTTCTATTGGATGTGTAATTGCCCAGCTTTGGAATAAATCAGAATCAAAAAAATGTATGGTATTCCGAAAATGCTCCGGTCCAAGAGAAACACACATTCTTAACTGAACCCACTGATACTTTAGTGTAAAGTTTAACCACCACAAAAAATTTGCTAACGATCTGTCTTCTTCAAAAAACGGATTTTGTTTTGCTATTGGTTCCAACTTTAAGTAGTTGACAAGTTTCAAGTTCGTGGCCCACTTATCTTCTAGCAACTCTGGAGATAAGGTAAACATTATAGCACTACCAAATAACTGATCTCCTATCTCACCAGTCACAATGTAGTACGGCTTTTCAGATTCTTTTACAAGCGTTTCTAGAACATCTAAAGATGTTACCCACTGAACAGCTACTCTAGATTTAAGATGATTTTCGTAAAACTCTGGATACTCGTAATAACTTTCGTCTGACATGACTACTGTTATATTTACTTCAGGATACTCTTCATTGTATTTTATCAAAGCGCACAACACGGACGTACTGTCTATTCCTCCAGAATATGAAACGCGAATATCCCTTCCAGTATTCTTTGCTTTTTTCAGTAGTTGTTTTGCGCGAATGTCCATAATCTCTGAAAACGACTTTGGCGTTGTTTCAGTTGGCATACGAGAAATTAGTTTTAAATTTTGTTTTATTGTATTTGTTCTATCAATAAGGGGAGACTGAAATATCCTTCTCTCCTCACCTAACAATTCTTCATCTTCAATTATAGTCTTATTGTATAAATCCATTAATTATTAGCCATAGGCGTTTTCCGATGCGGCTGTTTGACTTGTACTTCTTCCCAACCCATCCGAACCGCTTAGGTTATCTCTCATGCGGTCCGCTTCGCTTCTGCCCGTGCTAGTGCTAGTGGTTCTCGATGACCCACTATCTCGACTTGCCGATACGGTGCTTACGGCATACTCCTTTCCGCCAGCTACAATAGGATCATCCGAATAAGACATGAATCCAGTATAACCTATATCCAAGTCTGGATCTACAGTTTCATCGAATTTGTCTGATCCTATTTCTCCAATGCCACCTAAACCACCGGAAGATACAGCTAGGTTATCTCTCATCTGATCCGCTTGTGTGGTATCATATTCGCCAGTACCATTATACCAATCTAAGTCATCCTGACTAAAGCCTGTAAGGAAGTCCGCCGTCATTGCAGTCTGGACTGAACCCACTTTCATTGCATTGCCGCCGCCTACATCAATTTTTCCGCCACGAGCATCTTCACCGCCGCCGAATTTACCAGCCGCTATATCGCGTTCTAATTGCCCAAGATCAGTATAATCTCCTACGCCCGTACCCGCAAACGCATCTGATTGAATTGCGAAAGCTGTAGCAAGAGCAGGAGATGCTCCAGCTTTTACCGACTCAGTAAATACCTTTTGTGCGTTTGCACTAGTAACGCCTTTTACATATGACGGCGTTCCTGTAGAACTACCTGTAGTGTAGGAAAGTAAATTTCGGACTTCTGGTGGCAATTGATTAAAAGTATTGTTTTGATATTCTCCTGTTTTTTTCTGCATCATACCAAGAGAAACTGCGGCCCCTATAATGTTGCCCGTTGCTAGCGATAGACCAGCACCGACCAATCCTTTGATTTGTGCGCTACGATATTTATTAACATTGTCTTGTATTGCCGCCGCGTTTGTGTAGTTTGGATTGACTTCTAAAAACCCACGAGCAACACCCATAACAGGATCAGCATTTGCATCCGAACGACCTCCGTCATCGTTTTCATCGCGGCCTTCGCCACCTCCGCTTTCTGTTACTGCTGTTGTTTTAATAACTGGATCTACTTTACTTTCTGTAGTGCTGGGTTTTCCTAAAGCTTCTTCAGCGGCCTCATTAATTCCTGCCATTCTGGTCTGGAAAGTATATCCTTCTGGGATATTAAACTGTGGAACGCCATTGACAACAGGAACATAAATTACATTACCTTCTGCATTTCTGTATCTACGCATTTCGTAAGACATAGGCGCAGGTGGTGTTATTGTAGGCTGAACAACAGACTGAGTAGTTCCCTGTTGCTCTGTTTGTGGGCTAAACCCACCGGTGTTGACAGCACCTTGTCCTGTAGGTACTATGGGCGCTACAGTTTTGAATTGATTTTGTGCATAGACAGATTGAGGAGCGCCTTGTTGCACACCAGAGAATTTGGGGGCTGTGTGTACTGCTCCCGGCTTCATATAGTTTGGTGTTTCTTGCCCACGGTATTGCGGAACATTTCCGCCGATAGCCATTTCAATCGGTTCATGTGGAACAGTATCAGCAATGACCGCCTCATCCGAGTTGCCCATTTGACCCATGTCTTCCATTTTAACTAAACCTTCTTTAGCTTGCTGTCTCATTTTCATCAGCTTATCTAGGCCAATATAACGAACTACATCCGCAGGAAAAACAAACTCTCCCTCGCTAAGCATTGCGGGAACATCATCCCTTACTTCTTTTGCCAATGCTCCGGGTGGGATATCATTTCCCGATACCGGATCTACATCTCCGCCTGATTTCATCTCTAGGGGTTCCTCATTTTGTTTGCTCTCAGAAGAAGTCCCGAAAGCGAATTTATTTGCTAAGTAACTTGCAAGTAAGCCAGCACTTCCTGCAGAGTATAAAGATAAAGGTTTATTCTTTTCATCGTCACCAAGTATTTGATTCACGTAGTATTGGCGCAAGTCAAGTGCTTGTGTCTCTACAAACTGTTCTCCAAATGCACCATCCCGACGTTGTTTAATTGTTACAACAGGAAAATCACCATAGTTCTCAACACGTTTTGGGGATAGCAAAGCTTCGTCATAAAACTGTATGATGCCCCTTCCGCCAAAACCTTCGCCTTCATATAATGTCAAAGGCTCATTAACTTCGGCAGATCTGCGAATTTCCGCGACGGGTATATTTAATTCTTCGGCAACGTCTTTGATAGGATATCGGCGTGTAAGATCAAATCCAGCGTTAGAACCACGTTCTATAATTTCATCATCAAGGGCGCTTAATTCTTGTCTAAGGTTGTTAGGTAAAATATATTCCTCCATGAAATCGACAAAAGTCATAGGCTCTTGTCCTTCTTCTTTTAACATGGTAGAAATATTTCTTTCGTAATTTTTTATTCTTGCAACTACCGAATCTCGATGTGATGGCGCTATGTTATTAGAGTACGATGAAAATTTTGCAATAAGATAGTCTCTAGCTATGTCTCCAAGATCTTCTGGGTCAAAAGAAGAAACACCCGTCATATCCTCGATTATGTCAATACCTGCATTTGCCCCAATGCTATCCCCGATATTTTCAGCGTCCTCTATATATTTTCCAAAAACCTCGTCAATATTAACACCCTGCGGCTCGAAAGATACTAGCTCCCCCTCTTTACCCGAAATTGGATCTGTTCCGCGCTCAATTATGGGTATGGCATCTGTAGTTTCTGATACCATTTCTCGCGCTTGTACGGACTCGGCTATTTCTCTTCCCGGCGCAACTGCAACATATCTGTCACCTCTACGGATAGCCAACCTAATAGCTTCTTTTACGCCCAGCTTTTCCCAATTTTCTACCATCGGAAGAACTGGATCTGCCGCCGCTACCTGTTTTAATTCTTCAAGTTCTGGTGGACGCTGTCGCCTTTGTTGTATATCTGACTGTATTTCTAGGATGTTTGTTACTCGATCATAATCTTCCGTTACACCTTGATTGACGCGAAGATGAAAAAGTTGATCTGTTTCGGGGAAATGTTGCCCCGCCATTGCGTCTTCTTCCTCAATCTTTAGTGGGTTTCTGCCCAAAGCTTTACGCAGACGAGATTGCTCGCCACCACGCTGACTGTAAACTATTTCTTGGTATGTGTCTGGTTCTCCAATTGAAGGCGTGTGAAATGCATAAGCAGGTTCACCAGCATACTCCATGTCAGGCATTTTATTGGTACTCGCCCCCTGATAATTGTCAGGAGTATTAACTATTTGGCGTGTTCTGTAGGTGGACCGACCAACTAAACTTTCCTCACGACGACGATCAATATCATCGAGAAGTTCTTGCTTAGTCATGCGCTTATTGCGAAGCGGTCCAGTTTTAGGATCATAATCATCTAATAACCCTAAATCTTTCATCTCCTCAGTCGCTACACCTTCTTTCTGCATTTGCTTAATGTAAGACGCGGCAGGCTTTGGCTTTGTTTGCCCACGCGGAGAGTCCTCAACAGACTTCCTAGATTTAAGAAAATAATCTCCAAAGACATCTTTGGTCTGTTTTGCTACCAGCCTACCTAATGTTGACATTAATCGTCAGCCTCATCTTTTAAGTATTTAAGAAACCTAAGCACATCAATCGCGCCTTGTGCCCGATAAACAGATACTACGTTATCCGATTTCTCCAACTTAGTATGCTGTTCGGATATCAGGATGTCCAAATAATCACAAAAGGCATCCCACTGTTTTTTTGTACTTGTTAGCGTTTTAAGTTTACTGACCGACTGCTTGCGGAGTTGGTCCTTGTTGAGTTGGTTGTTCATTACCTGTAAAGCCTTGTTCTCCCGGTACAGGAGCTAGACCAATGCCGATATTTCCATTTCCTGTTCCTGCGGTATCGGCTACGCCGGGAACACCCATTGGGCCAGCTTCTGGCTGTGGGTTTTCTTGTTTAAATAACTCTGCTTGTCTAGCGGCCTCTTCCATTGAGTTAGTCACTTTATCTGGATCAAGATCCATAGACTTAGCAATCTCCCTAATAATGTAAGGGAACTTGGCATACGGAGCGAGAACGGGGCTAGACGCAACTTGCATAAACTGCATCAGTCTTTGGCTACGAACTTCATTAGCCATCAAAGATTCCGTGCCACGGGCTTTGACTTCCAAGTCCCCTTTGATTTCGGGATCATAGTCAAATTGCATATTAAAGCTGTACAAAGCTTCGCCCATTGGCCGTAGTAAGTAATCATCAATATTTTTAATAACAGTTTTGATTCCGCCAGCCGCCGCATTCATCAACATGGAAATGCCAGAAGCTGTACGTCCTACACCAGCAACCCCAGTTTGCCCATGTGCGAACGAAGGGAAGCCAGTCGATTCGTCTGCGAGAACACGAGCCTTATCGAACAGTTGCATGTTTTCTTGCGAAACATTAGGGAACTTTGTTCCAAAGATTGCTTGTCCCGGAGCGCCCGCCTGACGACGGAATACTTTGCCCGGATAGACTGATAAATCCTGTCCCGGCACAAGATTAGTTTCGTCAATCTCGATAAGAAGATTGCCTGACAGCACAGCATTATCTACAGCCATACGCATGAAACCATTCATCAATGTTTGCGTATCATCCATATTTTCCGCAATGCCAACACCGAAGAAAGAATATGGATTTAACTCGTAAGGTACTGCATAGTAAGGTATTTTCGATGGCTTGAAAGGATTTAATACAGCGCGAAGAATTCGACCGTTACAAATCCAAATGTTTGCCTGTAGCTCATCGTATCCTTCTAGTTCTTCTGGAACAGTTACTCCAGATTCTTCTAAAATTTCTACGTCAATAACGCCCCAGTATTCTAAAACCTCATAACGATTGATGTCGTTTTGAATATAATAGTCGTTAAGATCGTCCTCCCAATACTTTTTAGCATACGATTCTCCCATTTCGATTACGGAATCGACTACAGAAGAGCGGAAGTATGGGCGTTTCTTTAAGGCGCGTATTTGAGAACGAGACATTTTATGTCGCTCAATAACATATAATGCTTCGTCCATATTGTCAGCATCTGGATCTGGATAGAAATTCCAGATAGAAACGTGATCTACAAAAGGAACTGTTTTAATTACGGGGTCATAGTTCCCTTCGCCGTCCCAATTAGCGTACTCTTTGTCTACGGCAAATGGACCTTTCATGATACCAGTACCAAACAACGCCATTTCAAATGCGGCGCTACGTAATTTTTTGGATGCACTTGACTCCTCAAGCTGATCCATAATTTTCTTTTCCATCTTCTTGGCGGCAACAAGAGCGGGGAAGAATGTTTGTGATGTGGGCGTAGTTCCCGGACCTTCTTCTAACTTCTCTACACTTTCAAGTTTACTGCGTAGTGGGCCTAGAACATCACGTAGTCTCGCTCCTTTAGGCACCTCTGAGCCATCTCCTTTGTAGCCGTAAGACAATTCAGATTTCTCAGTACCTCCCCCTGCATCAACTCCTTCAGGCTTCTGTGGGTCAAATGAGACAGCCTCAGATACACCTTCAGGAAGTGTTGTTGGTTCGATAGATAGAGGGAATCTTTGTCCAGCGAAAAGCACATCAACAATCTGCCCGTATGCCGCCAGTGATTTAGTTTTAGTTACTTTAATAAAGACGCGAGATCTTTCTGAATCCGTAAACTGAACATCGGGACCATAGATACCACGATAGTTTCTGTATGATTGCAACCACCGCTCTTCGTCAGTGCGGCGGCTTGTTTCCGCTTTACTAAACCTTTCCTCTACAAAACGGAATAGGCGTTGCGTTGCGGGATCTTCATCCGAGTAGTTGGTAACATCATCTAAAGAAATGTTACCGTCATCAATGATGGGATCGTTCTCTTCCATATTATCTAATATCCAAATGTTGAGTCAGCGGCATTAAAGGCTGACGTTGGGGAGCTTGATGGGTCATAATCCCATACAGAAAAACGAGGGCGGCTCATCACGCCATAACGCAATGCGTCATATAAATGATCTTCCGCCTTAGTGTCTACGTCCTCTGGATTCTTTTTGTCTAGAGGTATACTGGGTAATTGTGAAACTAAGTTAACACAATTTTC